GCAGTTTGACGTCAGACATATCGGCCGTCCTTTTTGCATGTCATCAAGCTTTTGCTCGATTCGGTTAAACCTTTGATCCATGTGGACAACAAGTTTTTCAACCCGATCGTCCACTTCCCTGCGCGTGATATGGTCCCTGGCAACCTCTTCGCGGGTGCGATTCAGCAAAATGCTGATGCGCGAGAGCTCATCAAACTTGCTTTTAAGCAAGAATCCCATGAGACCCACCACGGCGGTCAAAACCACGTTCCATACCATCATCTCCATTTAACACTTCCATCGCGCCAAGGACGCGGCTTTACGAGTCGGCTTACCCTTCTCGTCCTTCATCGGTCCCGGCATGCCACTTATGCGCGCGCAGAACGAGTCCTTGCGCTTGCCGCCTTGAGGCTGCGGGGCTTTCAAGTTGCTGCCTGTAGCTGCGTTGTATTTAGCACGGCCTTTGGCAGTCAAGCCCGCCCCCTTGGAGGCGGGCAACTTCTCACCGCGACCAACCGAAAGGGATGGGGTTTTCTTGGCCATTACGCAGCTGCTCCACCTTGGAAAAGCAGCGTAACGCTTAGCACGTTGGCACTAAATTCTAAATAAACGGCATTTGTAAACAACAAACCCATGTCGGGAATAATAATGTCATACGCGCCTGCCGCAGCGGGAGTGTAGATAGAGGTCTGGGCAGTGCCCGCCCCTGTCGTATTGTTGTGCAGATGGATCACTGAAGCGGTGTTATTACATGTGTAATAAATACCGACCACTCGCGTCCTGCCCGAGATGGCAACAGCCGTGGTTGCCCCGGTCTTGGTTACCGTCTGTATATTGCTGGAGCTCATGCGGCCTCCTGATTAAGCAGTGCGCGTGAAGACGTATGCTGTGGCGCTGGAGAACATAATGGTGAAACGAGCCAAGCCTGTCACACCTGAAGCAACGGTCAAGTCACCAAAAGAACCGGCAGTGTCTGCGGCGGCAGTTGACAAAATACCGTTAACAGCTACAGCAATCGTCACTGTGTTTGCACCGCCAGTGTTGTCAATGTACAAATCAAAAATCGTACCCTTAGCTGCTCCCAGCGCTGCTCCAAGCAAAGTGCCAGTTGGCAAAGTAATGGTGGTTGCAGCAGCAGAGGTAGAGGTGATGTAGCCAGTAGCAACTTCAGCAGCAGTGGCTGTTGCGGTGGCGTTGATTGCGGAGGTCGTAGCGTGCGTGATGCGGCCAGACCCTGCAACATTGCCCGTGACGTTGCCCGTGACGTTGCCCGTTAATGCGCCAATAAAGCCATTGGTGGACGTGACTGGGCCGGAGAAGGTGGTTGATGCCATGATGATTCCTCACATGCGATAAGGCGTATCTGTCTGCATGTCGTCAGCCGGGACTGTCAGATGCGCCGGAAAACCCCGGAATAAGCCCAATATACCCTATTTCTAAAAAAAGAAAAAGGGGCCGAAGCCCCTTTTTTCTCGGCCGGGAACCCCCAACCCTTTTCGCTTAGGCTGAGCCTGGCGAACCGAACATACCGCGTGGGTCGCTGAAGCCGAAGCTGTAGCGTTCACGGGCCTTGTAGCGGACGTTGCCGGTGTCAAAGTCGCCTTCAAAACCGGTCTTCATGGATACGCGCTCAAACATTTTCATGCCGTTAGGAGCGTCAGTCTTGATGAAGAACGCGTCTGGGTCGGTCAAGAAGTTGTTGACGGTGTAGCCCTGAGAGACCATGCCCATGTTGCGAATCGCGTTGACGTCGTTGTCTGCAGTACCAGGACGCAGAGTGGACTTCAAAATACGATCAGCAGTGAACTGCAGCTCTTTGGGGATGATCAACTTCAGGCCCTGAACAGCGATCTTCAAACCGCGTTCATCGGTGAACGCTTGGATGTCGATCAATGCCTGTTCCAAGGATGTCTCAGACAGGTCGGCAGCCGTTGCCAGGGTGTTGGACAGGTTTGGACCTGACAGAGTGGGGTGGTTGGTTGCGCACAAAACAACGCCGTCGCCACCGATGGAGGTGGTGAAAGCGCCGTTCAATACGGCCGCAGCCTTGATCTGCTTGGTCTGAGCCATCGAACGGGCCAGGGCCTTGGTGTAGCGGGCCGACAAGCGATCGTAGAGGTTGTCCTCAACGGCTTCTTCGGTCAGCGAGAACGCCAAAGCGATGGTCTCGTGTGTGTAGCGAGCTGTAAAGACTTCCTGTGCTTGGTCGTACGAAACGCCAGCGCCTTCGGTCTTCACAGGAGCCTCACCAAAACCCGATTCCATCACTTCCTCTTCAAACGCACGGTCTGAAGATTCAATTGCGTAGATTTGGGTGTGTTGGTTTTCGTAGTTTTTGTACTCAAGGCCGAAAAGGGCATTGAGACCTGGCTCCAGTTCGGATACCAGCTGTGCGCGTGAAATTGCCATGATTTATCTCCTTTATTGACCAGCAACACCGGCACTACCGTACACGTGTTCGTTGATCTTGACTACTACCACGGCGTTAGTGCCGAACTCGTTACTTGGGACGTTGTACAAGCCAACAGTCTTTAAGTTCAAAGCGGCTGTAACAGCAAGCGAAGAAGAGTTCAGTTCCATGGTGGATACACCCGTTGTGGTGCTTCCGCCTGTACCAATCACGTCCGCATTCTTGCCCACATCCGCAGCAACAAAACCTGCATCGCACTGAATCAAGAACAACTGACTAGGATCGTCGATCACATCGGCAGTGATCTTGCCAGAAGTGATGTTGACAGAACCTGGGTAGTAGTTCTTCCACGTGGGTTTGCCGGTAGTGGGATCAATGTAGTTGCAACCGTTAAACACGCCTACCGCAGCAGTGTGTGTAGCTGGAAGAAACCGGGTGATATATCCCGCCGAAAGAGCGACCAAGTCGCCTTGAAAGATTGTTCCAGCTTGGTTATCAGCAATCTCATAGCCGTACTGTTTCTGTGCACCAGTAGCAGAAAGATTGCCAATAGGACGCAAGCCAAAAGCCTTGTCGATATTAGCCATTTGTCATTTCCTTAAAAAAGTTGGATTCCGTCAGCCTTTACCAAGGCCGCCGAAAGAGACGCGGGACTGGCGAGTCGGACGCTGAATAGTCATGCTGTTGTGGGCATTGGCTTTCATCAGTTCGTTATCAGCCGCCTGCAATTGGTCGTTCGCCCGATCACGGTAATACGCATTGCGCTCTGCAACTGTTTCGTCCGGAATACGGGCTAGGAGAAGACCTCCCACGCTGATCACGCCAGCATGTCGGCCATCATCTATTGTTGGGACGTGGTAGTCAGGGTACTCGTCCCCACGAACCAGCTCATACCCCTCGCGGAGCTTTCCAGCAATGTTCGTGCGGTCGTCCATACCACCGGCTTCTGCTCGAATCCAACGGTGCTTGTATCCAGGAGGCGCAGGAGGCGCATCCAGTCGTGAAGGAGGTGCCCAAGGCTTGCGTCGCGCATCTTTCTCCCGGGATTCGGCCCCGCGAGAACTGCGATTGAGGGTAGGTAGTTTGACGTCAGACATATCGGCTCCTTATTTCACGTACTTGGCGTATTCCTCAAGAGGAACACCCAGCTTTTTGGCAATTGCAACTTGACTTGGTGTCAATTTGACAGTGCGGCGTGCGTTGTTGATACCCGAGGATCGGGATGCAGGTGCCACCGTTTGCACGGATCGGGCGGCCCTGTTGTTTTGCGCTTGCGGCTGACCTCCCAACCGCTGCGGGAAGGTCTGTTTCAGGCGTTTGTCAAGCTCATCATAATACTCATCTCCGCTCGGGTCAAATCCCTCACTTTGAATAAGCTGGCGATGGATGCCCCACGCAGCATGCGTCATGGCTGTGTCGCGCCCATACCAGGGGTTGCGCTCTGCCCATTCCTCTACCCGAGGATCAACTTCTTGCTGTACCGGAGCTTGCGGCTGTTGAGCGGCCTGCTGTGCAGCAACCTGCTGCTGGTAGTTCCACTCGTTTTGCTGCTGCTCACGCTGCTGCGTAGCAGCCGTAACCTGACTTTGCTCCATAGTCAGCGTCGTCAAGCGTTGCTGGGCTTCTGTTTCGGTGTCAATGTCACCTTCTTCACGGGCCTTGCGAATGATCTGCTTGAGAGCGACAACCTGTGTTTGTATGCGGCCGTTGGCTTCGCCCAAACGCTCGCTGTCCACGGTCATGTACTGCTGCTCGAGCTGCGTAGCGCGGGCCTGTACGCTCTTGGCGTAGTCCAAGGCGGCCTGCTCACGGCGCTGTGTCTCGCGCAGGCGCGCGGTCAGCTTGTCAATGCGTTTTTTGACGCCGTCGCTGTACTGGTCCAACTCGCTGGCCGATTGCGCCGTGGCAGGGGTCTCCACAAGAGGCGCTTGGGGCCTGTCCAGCACCTCAGCCGCGCCGTCCTCGCCAATGGACACGGTAGCTGGACTCTCGTCCTCGCCTACCTTAAATTCCAGTTCATCATTCATGCTTTTGCTCCTTTACATGTGCAGAATATCTTCGGGACTGTTCACTACCGCCAACACCTCGTCGTCGTTTAACAGACGAATCTCCCCGCCGTCGATCGGAATGCGCGCACCGGCGTAGCGGCCAAAAATGACCCAGTCGCCTTGCTTGCACCACGCGCCGGTGGGAAATTTAGAGGGATCGCCATATGCCAGATCGCCCACGCGCAGCACGTAGCCGCACACAGTGCCGAGCTGGGTCTTGCGCTGGGTTTCTTCGGCCAGCACAATGCCTCCCTTGGACTTTTCTGCACCACGGTAAGGCAAGATGGCGATACGCCAGCCAGATGGCTTGGGGATGGTGTCAATGACCGCTTGACTGAGCTTCTCAGGATCGAAGCCCAGCTCGGTGTACGCGTCTTCCAGGGCAGGAGGCTTGTTAGCTGCCTCCTCGGCCCACTTGCGCTCTAAGGCGGTCATGTTTAGTTCAGGGATCACAGTTTCCATAGGTTCCTCTTAGGTTGATAAATCGTCGAAATCATCGTCCGTGACTTTCTTGAGCAACTCTTTCACGGAGTCTTCAACCATTCTCAAACCCTCAAGGCGGCCCATCATGTAGCGGTAACGCTCCATGTCTGTGATGGTCCCGTTCAAGACAATCTGTTTAGATTGTTCTTGAAGCTTCCTGATTTCCTTCAGAACTGCTTCTGCAAATTCAAGCATGGTGATTTCCATGAAAAGCAGGCGGCTTAATGCCCCGCCCGATAGCCTTCACTGACATTTCAGTATATCTTAACTGGACGGTTGCCGTCACGTTTCTTGACAATCATGGACGGTCCCTGCACACCCGGGGGCGTCTTAGGCATCCCGGGCTTCACGCCCTTGGGTTGCTTGGTTTTTACTGGCTTGAGTTTGATCTCTTTAACCGCCATATTGGCCTCCTGGTTGGTTAATCTTGGTCTGTTGCAACTGTAGCTTTTGGCGATTGATCTGCGTGTTCTCTTGCTGCTTTTGCTGGTCCAAGGCCAAGCGCTGTTGGTCAAGTGCAATTTTGGCTTGATCGTTTTGAGCACGCTGCTGAATTTCAACTTCCTTGAGCTTGACCAACGGATCAGGGCCCTCGTCGCCGCCTGCCATCTCTTCCTGCAGCTTGCGAACTTCCTGCATGTAGACCGCAATCTTGATGGCAACCATGCCCTCTTTCTGGATAGCAGATATCATGCGGTCGGGGTCGTTGCCATAAGCCTTGAACAGGTCCACTTCCACGTCCTCTTCGGCCTTTATGCGCATGTGCTCCAAAATGTGCTTTTGCAGTTCGGTTGCCGCAAGTGGGTTGGCCTGCAAGACAGGCGACAGGCCCATCATCAAGTGGGTTGCAATGTGCGCATCGTGCTGCTGGCCAGCAAAGGCCTTGAGCTTCATGCCGTTCAGCACGTCGCTGTTCTCGGACGCAGGGTCGCGAGGCGAGTTGGTGTTTTGCGGCAGCAGCAAGCCGTCGATGTCGCGGACATTGAGAGCGGCATACATGCGATAGTAGGCCTCGTACATGTTGTGCATGTTCGGGGCGGCTTGGGCCAACTGCAGTTGCATCTGCGCAATCTGAATGCGCTGTGCGGAGCTGAAGATGTTAGGGTCAGCAACAGGCTGCACGCTGACCATGGTGTTGAAGTCCGCCTTCTTGATCTTGCGGCTCGCGCCAGGGACCTCGTAGGGGTACTCGTCCGGCATGTACTCGCCAAAGCCCTCAAAGAGCAAGCGGAACTCCAGCGTCTGGGCGTAATGCAGGCGCTTGTGGATGCTGGACATGACCATGGAGCCGCGCTCCAGCAGTGCCAAGGTGGTGCCTACCTGCGCGTACTGGTTGCCGTCGCCCACTTGCATGTCTGCGGTGCTGGACAAGCGCTTTCCAGCGTCAACCAAGAAGCCCATCAACGCAAACAGCACTTGGCTGGGCTCTTTGTACGGCAGTGGCATGAGCGAAGCGGAAAGTTCCGCGCCGCCGGCGTCAATGTCGCGCCATTCGCCAGGTTGGATAGGGTTGGAGTCGTCCGCGATCCGCGCTCCTTTGGCCTTGAAGCCTGCAGGCAAGTTAGCCAGCGTTCCAGCGTCGTTCAACTGGCGCAAAGCGCTTGTAGCCCCCTTGGCCAAGCCGCCAATCAGGTGCACAAAGCCCAAACCGTACGCTCCCGGGCCTTCAACCAGCACGTAGTGCACGTAATAATTGCGGCGCAGGCGTTTTTCGTCTTCCTCTCGCCAGTTTCGGCGAATTCCGACCACTTTTAAGCTGTCTTCAACCAAAGTGACGACGTACGGAAGCTTGATGCCTGTCGGTTCCCCGTCTTCGCCCTTGTCTTCAAAGCCTGGGATGTCCAAATCCACCAATTGCTCGAGCAAAAACACCTCGCCCACGTCCGTGGTGGGCTGAATGCCCGTAATTTTGTCCACTGCGCTCTGGATTTGGCCCGGATCGGTGGGCGTAGCGTACGTGTCAGCCACCACATCCAAGTATTCGCCCGCCAAAGCGCGCTTTTTGTACTCGTTGGAGTCCATGGCGATGCGGTGCGTGAGCCGTGGGCACTGGGACACGACGCTTGAGCCGTTGTATGGGATGTAGACGTCATCTGCCAAGCACAATTTGGAGACCATGCGGCCCAATTGCTCGTCGTAGTAGACCTTTTTGAAGGTCGAACCACCGTATCCAGTGTAGAAAAGCTGCTGGTCAAACTCCGGCGTGTACTCTTGCATCACTGTGGTGATCTGGTAGTTCATGAAGTCCTGCACGCGGCCGGCTTGCTGGAACTTTTCCACCGTTTCCTTGCCCATGATCTGGCTGCGAACAGGGCCGCCAGCGGGCATGAGCTCCTTGAAGGCCTGCGCCTGGAACTGAATGATGGCCTCGGTCAACATTGGATGGGTCGCGCCCGACGCGCCACGGAAAGGCTTGGTGCGCTCTTCCATGCGAAAGCCCAACAGGTCCAAGCCCTTGGCGTACATGGACTCCCACTCGGAGCGCGAGCCCTTGTCCGCCTCAAACAAGGCTGACACTTCAAGGCCCACGCTGACCAACTCGTCCGGATCAATGACGTCTGCCAGGTTGGCGTAGAAGTCCACCTCCTCGGCGTCCTTCTCACCCATCTCTACGATCGCGCCGCCGTCCTCTTCGATGATAATTTCAATGTCCGACTGGGGCTTGGGGATGCCCCCGCCGCCAATGACCACCTCAAGCATGGGCATGCGGTTCAGTGCTTTTTCGATTGCCATGTGTGTTCCTCAACTGTGGGCTTTGATAAAAGCCATATTCTTGTCGACCATGCCGCCTTTTGCGTATGGTACTGCACCTTGCATCTCTGGCGTAATGTCGATGTAGCGAACCGCTTCTTTCCCGCCGCCCAAATGCTTCTCTTTGTAGCGATTGGCCAGTTGCTGTGCTTCCTGCAGGCTGTTAACATTTTGATTGACAATTTGTGTTGACCCGTCAGCCCTTACGCCCAAGACGGTTGTACCGTTAAAACGTCCTTGCCCAACAACGTAGTCTACATAAGCGGGGGCGCTGGTTTGCGTTCTAATGTTTGTCTCGCCCACCTGCGCGCCGTACTTCTTGGCCTGCTTTGCCAAGAAAGCTGGGTAGATTTCATCGTAGTATTTCTTCATGCCCTTATCTTCAAGCTGAAGATCAACGCCGTCCAACCTTCTTATCTCGGCCAATTCAGGATCAATCTTAGGGTCAAACTCATTTTTGCCCTCTTTAGCCAACATCTTTTGAGTGAGTTCTTTCCCCACAATGCCTTCGAGCTCTTTTACGGAGTAGTCCCCGTTCAGCACGTTTGGACCATCTTTTGAAATGACATTGATGTAAAAACCTTTTGCTGTGGGCTCATAACTGATGTTGTCTACCTGCGTGCTCATGTTGTAGCGCTGAGACTGCTGCTTGCCCGTGGTCAGGCCCACCCTTTCGTAGCCGTTGTCAGCGGCATACTTTAGCGCGCGCTTGAGGGCCAGCTGGTGCCACGTGTCTTTGAATGGGGCGTCGGGAACGCCTTCTGGCTTATTTAGCAGAGTTGTCCATTCCTCATTAAGTTTTGTGGCCTGTTCGCCTAGTCTTCTAATTTCTTCGTTCATTACCCTAAATTTGGCCATTTCTGAATCTGGTAACGCTGCTGCCTCTTCTAACAAGCGTGCTCTTTTTTGAGTTGTGATATTTAACTCTTTTTCGACATCTACAGAATTTCTTTCTTTTCCTGTCTTGTAGCCTTGCTCGCGTCCCGCCTGATGCCAGTCAGACTGCAGCTCTTCGATCAACAGCATCTTCTTGCCGTCGGCGTCCACGCGGTCGTTGACTCGCATGTGGGCCAGAATGTTGGGCTCATCAAAATGGGAAGACCTGTATTGATTTCTTGTAGCTCGTCGTTCAATTGCTTCGTTTGCGTCTGCAAGGGCATAGTCTCTTACACTGGACTCCTTAACGCCTGTCTTGTAACTTTGAACAGTTTTTCCGTCAACAAGCACCTCCCAGCCCTGTGTTTCTGAACCCTCTATTCTTACTCGCGGATCGTCGGCAGAAGTGACTGGAGGTGGTTTTTTGCCGGGGATAGTCAGCAAAATCTCACGATAGTTTTCACCGCCGGGGAGTTGGTATGGGTCAAATTTGGTCTTTGTGTTCAAAGCGTTTTTAGCTGCCTCATAGGCTTTTAAATAACTGCTTGCTGCGCCTTGGAACTCAACTGGAAACTGGCTTGGGGCGGTTGTTCCATCTTGCAAAGCATAGAGAGCTTCGTCCGAAAACATTTTGCCTTGCGTGCCCTCAGCCCTGATCGATGCGCCGTCTTGCGCGTTTATTAGATTAACCAGTTTTCCGGCGGCTTCCTGCTCTTTTTTTGCGGCCTGGTCACGCATGTTTCCAAACTGCACTTCTTTGACGTCAAGCCGGTTGTTGGCAATGAAGTCTTGCACCTCTTCCCGCGTTGCTTTGGGCTTGCTCTTTAAGAATTCGTCCAGGCCCATGGCTGACAGCTCTTCCTTTTTGACATCAGGGGCCTTCATCAAATCGTTCAGGAACGCGGCTCCCGAGCCTTCCTTGCGCGGCAAGTTCAGCGCTGCCTGCTCCGCTGCTGAGTAAAACCCCAAGCCAGAAGCAGGGGCAGGCGTCTTCGCCGGTCCCTGAGGCGGGACCGCGTAGCTCGCGCCGGGCACAGAAATTTGGCGGTTGTATTCTAGGAAGTCCTTGCCCACATTGGTGGCCGCCTGGCCGACTTTTTCCGCACCTTTGACGCCCGCGCGGACCGCGCCGGCAGGATTGACAAGGTTGGACAGCAGCTCGCCGGCAGTGTAGAAGCCTTTGGCGGTCGGATCAGTAGGAGGCTCTGGGCGCACTTGGTAAGCCTTTGAACCTGTCATTTGCTCTTTGATCCAGTCGCTGCCCATGACCGGCTTCTCGGTGCTGTAGCCAAACGGCCGCATCGCCATCGTGGCCAAATCCACCCCCGCACCTGCGAGGTCGTAGGGCAGTTCGGTCACGCCCTTGGCCATGTTGGCGTAGGCGTCACCCGACTTCAACTGTTTGCTAATCTCGCCTTCCTTGCGGCCTTTTCCAGATTTCGGAGTCACAAACGCTGGACGGCTTGCGGCATCAAGCTCTTCTTGCGAGACCTCGCCCTCTTCAGGGCTGCCTTCGGCGCGGTACTCGGGGCGCTCGGCTGGGCCCTTTTCTGCCTTGGCCTTGCGCGCTTCCAGCTGTTCACGGCTCATGATGTAGGGTTTGCCCTCGGTCTGCTTGGTCTGCGCCTGCAGTGCCATGGCCTTGACCAGCGCCTCCAACTCAGCCTGGCTCGTGGCCCGCGCTGCGAGCTCCGCGCCAATGCGGTTGTTGTGCATATCGTAGGGTAGATCGTCACGCGGCTTGCCGATGCCAATGGCAGAAAAGAAAGTCTGCGGATTGCTGGTGTATTCGTGGGCCTTGCCCAACAACTCCGCTGCCTTCGGGCCAAACTTGCGGGCCACGATGCCGGCGGCCAGCATGTGCCGCGCCGCGTCCCGCTGATCGTCTTGACCCAACTGGTCAGGAAACATGCGGGCCGAGGCCTTGGTGGCATAGTCACTCACGCCGAAGAGGCTGGGCTCAGCCACTTCGGCATCAAGCTTTTTTGCTTCACCACCCTCGGCAAACGTCTTCTTGGCCAAAGTGTTTCTGGTCAAGGTTGGGGCCTCCAACGTAGGCGCGCCCAAGGTATTGGCTTGTAGGCCGCGAGCCTTGTTTTTGGCAATCTTAATCTTGCGCTTGTACTGCTCAACAAACGCTTCCATTTGCGCCCGAGCTGAGTCCGTGTTCTTGGGCTCACCAGGCGATGACGTTGTGTCCAAGATCATTTGCTTGGACACGGCTATAGGAGCCAGCTTGAGGTTCATCTCCTTGGAGGACTCCGCACCGCCCGCGACCCGCGAAGGACGCTTTATGCTCTGGCGCACAGGGGACAGCTTCTTGGTCGCACCGGTCAAATCCGTCAAATACTTTTGAGCCGTGCCCAACGGGTCTATGTCGGCCGAGTCAGTTTTCTCCTGCTCTTGCTGCAGGTAGTCGCTGATGTAAGTGTCGCTGCTTACAGCCTCCTCGCCTTCTTTAAAGAACGCGGGCATTGTTGGGGCCGCGATGACATTGCCAAAACGGTCCGTTGTGGTGCCTAAGGTGTTCGACATCGACGCACCTCCGCCTGCAGCTTGAGCAGACAGCTGTCCCCGTCGTACCGCGTCCGTTGTAGGCAGCACTGCAGAAGCGACCGCGTTGCCCATGCGGTCCCGCGTGGTGCCAAAGGTGTCTGACAGCTTCTTGTAGCTCCCCAAAGTGTGGGGGTCCAAACTGCCATTGCCCATTGAGCGCGCAGGAAAAGCGGGTGCAAACGGCGAGCCAGCTTGGTCCGGAACCATCGGGCGCTCATAGCTATTTGGGGGAGGAGGCAGATTCACATCAAACGCTGAAGTACTGATTCCAGCCGCTTGACGCTTGAGCACCTCGTCCTCAAAAGCGTTTAAGCCGGGGGGCCTTATCCCCGCACCAGGAACAGTGGGCACACCGTAGCCGGGGACAACAGGGCCGCTGGGTGTCCCGCCTGTTCCAGGCCTTGGCAGCATGGTTCCCGGGCCAAATTCCCCTGGGCCGGTAGGCATTGTTACTGGGATACCCGTAGGCGGAACTACCGGAGGTGCCACGGGTGGAGGTGCTACCGGTGGGGGTGCCACTACCGGAGGTGCCACGGGTGGAGGTGCCACGGGTGGAGGTGCCACGGGTGGAGGTGCCACGGGTGGAGGTGCCACGGGTGGAGGTGCCACGGGTGGAGGTGCTACCGGTGGAGG